CAGCCTTTCGTTGTTCCGCTAAAGATTGGGTTTTCTTCTGATAATCGGCAGTCCTACTGTAACCATTCAAAAGTTCATCAAGGCTAACTTCCACTTCTTCACCAGAGACTTTAACTCGGTATTTGGGGAGTTCCTCTACTTCTTCTTCTTGGCTTTCAGTTTCTTCTGCACTTACATCTTGCTCCTCGGACTCGGCAGAATACTCTGCCTCACTAGGTTCTGGTTGGGCTTGCGCCTCCTCCGCTTGTGGTTCAAGAAAAGACATAAATGCATTAGCTGCACCTGATACAGAATTGTCTACACTCCCTTGTGGGTTGGTGTTTTCACTCATTTTTGACCTCTATGGTTGTTAAAAAACCTTTACACGCTTCTTTTCAATTTCGCCATTGTGTGCGATTGATTGAATAGATGCTTCAAATTCCTCTAGTGCCTTTAGTTTTACTAAGGCTTTTTCTCTGCCTTCTACATCATGCTCGGCAGAACTAAAGATATACGACTTGAATGAGTCTTTCTGAGTCTGTAACAACTCTTGGAAAAACTCATCACCTAATAATGTTTTAGCTCTATCTACTTTGCTCATCCAGGTATCCTGACATCTCCGCTAATTTTAGCCCCGATTTGTGCTGCCTTCAATTGGGCTTCTGCTTGGAACTCTGCTGTCTTGAGTTCTAGGTTAGCTGCTGCCTTCTCTCTTTCGAGTTGGATAGAGGCTTGTGCTTTTGCTTTAGCGATTTCGATGTCGTTTAGAGCTTTGGCACGATCTACTTCGATCTGTGCTTGTGTCTGTGCCATTAGCGCATCCATTGCTGGATTAGGCATTGGCTGTTGTGGCTGTGGCTGAGACAACTGTTGGTCTAGCTCTGGTGGAATCTCTTTAAAGAACTCCATTGAGTCTTTGTACCCTGCTGCCTCGATAAACTTACCAAGTGTGTTGCGATACTGACCCACGCTTACTAACGGATTAGCAAAGCCTTGGGTTGTCAGAATCTGCTCTTGTTTTTGCATAACCATCGCTGCCATAGCCATCTTCTGATCTTGGCTACCTGTGCCTAGACCGACATTGACTGTTACATCGTAATTGTTCTTCCACTCTCTAGGGTCGATAGAGACATACTTGCCTCGTAAACGAATGACCCTTGGCTTGTCCTGATACTTTAGGATCAAGTGGAAAATGCCTGCGAATAAGTCTTTTACACCTGTGTCGGCAAAGATTCTAGCAATCATCTCAAGTTTGCCAGAGCCTGCTTGTTGCATTGCTGCAATCGCTGTGGCTGTAGTGTTTTGTAGAATGTTAGCGTCTAATCCCTGACTTGTCTGCGTAACACCTGAACGCTTCTGCAATACTTGATCCATGTAATCTAGCATTGGGAACGACTGTGATGCTGTTGCCGGTACAGATAATGGTTGAACCGCGCCCTGAGACTTAATCCGAACTACACCGCCAGGCGATGAGGTTAATAGGTCATCTAGGTTTACTTGTCCATCTAGGGCTGTAACCCTAGGCATATTGGTTAGGTACAGGTTATCTAAAATCTGACGAGTAATCGTAGACTTGATAAGCTGTATGTCCATTGCTCTGTCGGCTAGACTCTGACCAAAGAATTTGTGTGGCATAGGAATAGGGCAGATGCTTGCAAAAGGAATATGATCTGTTTCCTCGTTGTCAATAATCTGATCGCCTGCATAGACTACCTTACGGAGTTCTGCAATCCCATCACCATCAAAGTCGGTACGAATATAGCACTCGAACAACTCTACTTCTTGCATTGTAAAGTCTAGGCTTTGTGTCTCGTCTGGCATCTCGCCTGCGCTGTACCTAGCTACTCTTTCAGGAGTATAAGTTAGGTCGTTATACGCTGGCATCTTGTCCACTTGATCTTGTGGATAGCCCATAGCAATTAAATCTGATCGTGTCTTGACTGTGCGATGTGCAACAAATCGTGCGTTCTTGATGCTCTTGTCTCGCTTGGCGATTAAGAACTCCTCTGGTGGCACATTCTCTACACAGACCTTACCGACTTCTTTTTTCTTCTTGATGACTACATTGTAAGAAAGGATAGGCATACCCATTGGGTCTATGCCGACTTCTTCTGTCTCTTGGCTGATTAACTCCATTTCGCCATCAGCAAACAGAAGTGTTAGTTCTTCTGCGTTTAAACCTTTGTATTCTTCTTTAGTAGGATCTTCGCTATCTTCCCACCAATACTTTACGATTCCGTTCTTCTGTAGAAGTGCATCTTTCATCCAGTTATGTAGGATGATGACACCATCGTTATCGCTAAAGAACACATAGTTCGTAAGTTCAGTAGCTTGCTTGGCGAACTCCTCGTCTCCTGGCATCCTTGGCTCGAACCTACCTAATTCGTCTGATCCAGCAAAGATACGCATTAACTGAGGTAAAGCACCATCTACGACCTCGGCTACTTCGCCTGTTACGATCTTAGAGCGACCATCTACCTCGTTGCCATACTCGTAACGATTGTAGTAGTTGATCGCCTTTGTGCGTTGCTCTACTGTCTCGGTCTCTACATAGCCGATAGAATCGTCTATCTCTGCTTCGAGAATGACCTTTAGTTTTTGTTCATCCATTTATACGATCCATGAAGTTTTTACTGTTATCGGTTGCGACCAAGTAGTGTTTTGTTCCATTCCTAATGCCAGATACCTGAACGAGTCTGATCCATGACTTGCCCAGTCGTGCATTGGCTTGTCAAAAAACACATTACGCTTTTCGTCATAATCGCGCCTATAGTTCCTAAGACAGTCTAGCCCTTGCTTTACCTGTGGCATATTGAACCAACATTTCGGTAGGAGTCTACGGACTGCCTGAATACCATCATCTACAGAAAGTCTTGGCAGAACCCGAACATCTAGTCCAGCTTCTCTCAACACTTCCAATCTGCTCTTACCTGTTCCTAGTTCTCTTACTTCTACATCGTGTGGTAGGAGTTGCTCTGCTTTCTCCCAGTTATGTTCTTTTAACCAGTTAACATACCAATCAAGTCCTTGACCATGATTCTCTACATAGTCTAGTAGTCTTACTTCTTGTCCTGTTGCCTGTGCCACCCACAACGCTGTGCTATCACCCATACCCAAATCCCAAGCCACATAAGTTCTACAGAGATCATCTCTCGTAATGTCGCAAAGTCTACCTTTTTCTTCGAGGTCGTTGATGAGTTTGCCATAGTAACTTCCTTCTACTGCTGCGTTAAAACTACACTCAAACTCTTGGTTGTACTTATCGTCTCCCATTTCTTTTCTGGCAGACCATAACTCTTGTTCATCTAGTAGCTTTGTTTCGCTTGCCTTGAACTGTAATGCACTCCATCCTTCTTCTTTACCTGCTCTATCGAACAAGTCTTTGAAGTGGTTGTTTCCCTTTGGTGTGCCGATAAACAAGCACGACCCTTTTCTGTCTGCAAGAGCCGGTCTGATGATCTCGTTCCATATCTTAGGATTCTGATCGCCAATTTCGTCTAGCACTACAGAGTCGAAATATTGCCCGCGCAAGGAGTCTGGGTTATCAGAGCCATAAAGCTGGATTCTCCTTCCGTAAAAATCTACCCTTAATTCCGCAATATTAGCTGTTGCATCCAATGGTCTACAGAAGTTTGTAAGGTAATCCCAAGCTACTCTCTTTGCCTGGCTATATGTTGGTGCGATATACGCATACCTAGGGTTTGGCTTGTCATTCTCCATCGCTGCTTTGATTAGCGCGTTTAGAGCCTGTACTGTTTTACCCATACGCCTGTGTGCTACTACCACTACAAAACGATTGTTCTCCATTGCCTCATGGATCTGTAACTGAGGTTCTCTTGGTTTGTAAGGGATAACGACTCGTTTTACCTCATCGTCTGCGTACTCTACTTCTCCCAAGCGACCACCATCTTAAAGATGCCACCTTCTGTATTGCTTAGTTCGGTAGTGTTAACAGGCTTACCATCTATCCTGTCCATAACTTCCTTGATTGCCCAAGGCTCTCCGGCTTCTGCTGACTTGACTAGCTTCTCGGTAATGTTCCTGAGTTTCTTACGATCCTCTTGTACTAGGGCTACTCTTAGTGCATCGTAAAAGAGCTTTCCCTTTTTACCATTCTGGTTGCCTGTAGGTGCGCCACCTTTATTAGTTGGCTCAACTTGTAGATTATTGTTTTCTGTAGAGTTTTCCATTCCATTCCCTGTGGGTTGATGGTTGATGATGTTGTTATTCTACAACAGATTAGTCTAGTAGTCCTTCTACTTTTTGACTATTCTTTTCTAGTATTTTTACATTTGTTGGGTCAAAGACTACAAAGTTACTTGTGCCTTTACCTGAACTACGACTACCTTCATCTAAATAACGAATACCTTTGTAACCAGCTTCTTGTAATGGAATATGTGGTTTTAATCCTATTGCATTGGAATATTGGATAACATCACCAACACTTTTAACATTTTTGAACAAATCAGGATTTGGTTGATTTTTTAATTGTTCCTGTAAAGGTTTTATTACAGAAGCTAATTTTTCATCCATTTCTGATAATGGTGTTTCCCATTGAACCATTTTAGGGATGTCTGCATCAGGTATATCTACTTTGTAGAGATTGCCAGAACCTTCTTGCAACCCACCTTTATTTTTAAGGTTTTCAAGTATTTGTAAATCTTTTTGAGCCACATCTGCTGCTGATTTGTTTTCAATTAATTGCTTTGCCCTTTGTATAGCAGAATCAACATCTTTTGTTTTATTTAGTGTTGCTCGAACATTTGGGTGGCTTAATTCATAAGCAAAATTAAATGGTTGACCTTCAGGGGTGTAAAGGATGTTTTTAGATAAATCTTTGTAATATTCGGCAGTTTTTGGGCTTTCAGCAAAATACATACCATGCCCATAAGCCTGTGCCCCTTCGCCAGTTCCTACTTTACTAATGTCAAACTGTCCTCGGATGTTATGGGGTGTGCCATGATAGGCAGTAGCACCCATAAGCCCTGGAATCTGCTCCATTAGCCTTGCAAGAGCCTGTCTGTCTCCTACATTGATACCGCCTTGATCCATTACTAGAGCTTTGTCTAGGTCAGACATCTGCGTTTGTAGATTCTGTTGTGCTGACTGTGCAACATTTCTTGCATAATCCATTACTTGTGGATTGGTCATTGCTGTCATCTGTGGAGGTGTATAGCCTTGTAGTGCGCCTGCTAGTGTTCCTGTTTGCTGTCTGCCACCAAGCAGTCCTGCCATTGATGGTCTTTGCGGAGCTAACAAGCCACCTAATCGGGCTTGTGCCAGATCTAATAGGCTTGCCATATTTATCCTTTATTTGTTACCACTTAACTTTGTCCGACCAAAAGGCGGCTGACATTTTTCCCTTGGCTATGTTCTTAGCGTGTCTTGCCTTAAATGACTTTCTTCTTGCCTTGTCTGCTTGCGACTCACCTTCTCTTGGTGGGCTACCTGTCATTCCTTGCTGACCAAAACGAATGGTCTTTACCTTATCACCTTCTTTTGCCACGACTACATGGCTTTTAGTAGGGTGATTTGGTGTTCTTTTGGGCTTATTAAATCCTGCTACACCAATCCGTTCCAATACTCCAGCAGCCTCTCGGATTTTCACTTCTTGACTCGCATAGACTTACCGGCTTCTGACATAGCAATTGCAATCGCCTGGCGAGGGTTCTTTACGACCTTACCGCCCTTGCCAGAATGTAGCTTTCCTTCTTTGTACTCTGACATGACCTTGCCAATTTTCTTTTGCGACTTAGACATTTTCATATAAATCCTCTAGGTTATATTTACACCACAATAAAGGTGCTTGCTCTCCATCTGCCATGCCTCTTGCGATATGCTGTTGTATAGAAACAACAGTAGCACCTAGTGTACTGAGTCCATCTACCATATCAGGGTAAACCCTATGCTTAAATCGTTCTGCGTTTGCCTTGCTCGCCTCGGACTCTCCGTTGGCATCGTAGCCGTTAGAATCGTGGTCTAGAGCGATAAAAGTACCATCCTTGTACCCTAGGGGTATCCCGACTGATTCTAGCCTCTTAGCTAGATCTGTGTCCTCGTAACCCCATCCCCAATAAGTATTGGAGTATCCGTTACAGGCTTCAAAATGCCACTTCCGCATGACTGCAACTGCTGCTAATCCGTAGCGTTGCGCGATTACTGCTCTGTCTGTGCCATGTCCTACTGGTCGTTTATCCATCCCATACCAGACTATTCTGCTTGGTAGGTTAGGTTCGGTGTAGTCTGCCCACATCGGCATATAGTCTACATCGTGAAAACACACATAATCGATCATGCCTGCACAAGCTGCGTAAGCATGATTGACTATTGCACCTCGGTTAAAAGGTAGATCATCGTCTTGTTCGGCTAGAACAAACAAGGGTTCTATGTCTGTATTTCTACGAAAGAATGAGACTGTATGAGGTAGCATCTTTTTTAGATGCTCCTCTCTGTTTCGGTAGGGGATGATTATCCCTAATCTCACTTTTTCTTTGGCTTTGCTGTTTTAGCTGCTTGTTTAAAAGCCTTGGCTGTTGGTGCGCCTGCTGTGCCTGGCTTACGCATTTTCTCACCAGATCCTTCGGCTATGCGTTTTCTCTTTGCTGCGATATTGCTGTAAAGACCCTGTTTCAATCTTCTTCCCCTTCCATTTCATCTTCCATTTCTTCTTCGCCTACAGCTTCCCAAGCCATGCAGCCTCGTTCACCTTTGCAGACAAAATCAAATATTTCGCAATGTCCCATGCCTTTAGGCACTCCGCACTTGCTCATTTCTTCGCCTGTTTCGTAGTATTCGCAGGCTTTGCACTTGCCTTCGCCATCCTTACGATCACCATAATCGGCTGTAATAACGGCTTTTTTCATGT